TTCATATGTTTTGGAAGCAGTATCTATTCCAGAAGAAGAGATAGTTAACTCTATTAGAGTTGGAATAGGAAGATTTAATACAGAAAAAGAAATAGAACTAGCTGCAAAACATATAGGTGAAGCAGTTAGAATTACAAACGAATATGAATGGGAGGAATAATGAAAAAGATAGTATGCCTTATGGCGTTGGTTTTAATGGTGTCTTGTGCGCCTTTTAAGATTAATTTTAATCACAGAGGGGTTACGACAGATGTTTATCTAGATTCAGATTGGTCATGGGTCAACAAAAATGATAAAACCAAACTTAAAAACATTACATTAAGACTTATTAATAAGAAATACTCTAAAGTAACTGTTAAAGTACGATGTGAATTTCCTGATGAAACTTTATTTGGTGAGGTCGTGGTAAATGTAAAACCAAGAAACGATTTAATGTTTAATGTTAGAGGATTTTCTAGGTCAGTTCTTGAAGAAAATGAACAAGTAAATTGTGTTATAAAATCGGTGAAACACTAATGTGTTTTAGTAAAAAAGAAAAAACAACACAAGGATGCACCATCAATCGAAGAAAAATAGCAGCACTACCATCGATCGCTGATCATTCCAAAGTTTTAGACATTTTTATTGAGGAATGCGTAAAAAAAGAACTTGACGAAACTAAAGTAAAAAATACAGTTAAGGCTATAACCATTGAGTGGTGGAAAGACATTTACCCTAGCCCTTCTACTGGAAATCTTTCAGCTGTAGTAGTATATCAAGATAAAATATATAGTGGTGCAACTACGGGTAATATATGTAGAGTTGCTTGGAGAGGAAGTTTTGCAAGAAGTGCTTTTGCACATGAAATTTTACATGTAATTGGTGCTAATATTCTAAATGATGATAATAGAAACCATGACAACGCGCTTCTCTATTCTTTAGAGGTTATAATTAATGCAAAATTAGGTGATCTAGGTTTATAAATTGATAAAAGGTTGGTAAAAATGGTTGGTAGAAAAACATCTAATAAAAAAAAATTTACTAAAGATCAACTTAACTTACTATACGAGTGTTGGAAAGATGCGGACAATTATAAAGACAGAACCTCTCTGATTGAAGAACGTATACCCAAAGTTCCAATTCTATCTGCCTTAAAAAAAATGAGAAGTTTGGCCAAAACTGATACAAAATGGCTTAAATGGTCTACTAGAAAAAAGAATGAAATAGAAAAAGCAAAAAAAGCAAAAAAAGAGGCTCGTGAAAAGCAAAAGCAAGAAGTGATTGCTAGAAGATTTGCAAGAGAAGAGAGAAAAAAAAGAGAAGAAATAGAAAGAAAAGAAAAAAGTAAGAAGGAAAAACTTAAAAAGCAACTTCTTATTACACACTATGAAGATGTGAGAAATAGTATAGAACCTAAATTCTTTTTCTGTAACGATATGTGTCAGTATGTACATAACATATCTTGTATGTTTAGATTATTTAGCGAACAACATGAGTTTCCTTCAGGAGGTCCATGTGATAAATGTGTTAGGTTCGATAAAAATATACCTATCCTTTTGGAGGTTGTGAAAAATGGCAGACAAAATAGACCTAAAACAGATAAAACCAGCACGGGGCGGAGTGAAGTTAAAATCAAAAGCTCCAAAAGTGCGGGAAAAGCCAAAACAAGAAAAACCAAAAATAATACAAAACGTTAAACCAAACATACCAAACGAACAAATAGCTCCCCCGACAGAAGATGCTGTTAAGTTTATTACTAATCTTCAAAACGCAAAAAAAGAACTGATAGGAGTTATGAGAGAATTTGGTAAATTGCTTAATGTGAAAACTCTTAAGATAAATAAAACAGATAAAGAAAAAGAACGCGAAGCAATAATGATTGATAATCTGATTAGAGCAGCAATTGCTGTAGACAATATAAATCCAGAAGAAGGAGAAGGTGTCCTTAGTCTTAGCATATATGCAGTTAGGCTCAGTTTATTATTAAGGGATGCTGGTAACGAACTGGCTTATGAACACAAAAAGCTTAAAGATAGAGTAGTAGTTTTGGAAAAGAAGGATCCGGCAACACAAGATTCAGATAAGAATTACCTTATAGAAGAGGCAAAAAGATTAGGTCTTAAAATTTCTATAGAGGAAGGAGAATGACAGATTCGATAGAGGCTGTTATTGCTAAAATTTTAGTTGAATTGGATGCAGAACAGGCAGAATATCAAAAAACATTTAAAAAAATATATGGAAAAGAAGATATAGAAGCTCGCCGTATCTATTATTTATTAAAAAATTTATGTGATAGGATTAGAAAAGAAACTATCAAAAGGAGTTAAATGTACAAGGATGTTACAGCCAGGCTTAACATTCTATTTGAACAATTAAAGATCAAAGCAGATATCAAACAATGTAAAATAGAAAATACGTTTTTAACATTTGACATAGTTTTGAACCCAGGCGGAACATATAGGCAACTTGAGAAGTTTGCAACAGAGATAGCGTTATCTTTAAAGGCTCTGTCAGAGCCTATTATCTATCCAATTACAAAAGAAGGTATAATTAGAATGGAGATTATGATTTCAGAACCTGAGACCATATTTTTCAAAGATGTAATTGATAGTCCAGAATTTATAAACTCAAAAGCTGTACTTCCAGTTGCTCTGGGCAAATGTAGAAATGGATCACCCATGATAGTTGATTTGGTAAAAATGCCTCATCTACTTATCGGTGGAACAACAGGTTCGGGAAAATCCATAATGCTACAAGTGATAATAAATAGTCTATTGTTAAATAAAAATAACTATATAAATTTTGCTCTCATAGATCCTAAGCGAGTCGAGTTTTCTTATTATAAAAATATGTCCAATTTGTATGGGCCAATAGCTCGAAACGTAAATGATTCAATAGAATTGTTAAAGAATTTAGTAGAAGAAATGGAAGAGAGGTTTTCAAAATTAGAAAGAAAAGGGTGTAGAGACATATCAACTTATAAAGGTATAATGCCATATGTTGTTATTGTAGTAGATGAGTTAGCTGATTTAATGATGGTTTCTAAAAAAGAAACTCAAGAATTAATATGTAAATTGGCACAAAAATCTCGTGCGTGTGGTATTCATTTAGTTGTAGCAACACAGAGACCATCTGTAGATGTGGTTACTGGCCTTATTAAAGCTAATTTACCAGGAAGATTGAGTTGTAAGGTAAGTTCGCCAATTGATAGTAGAATTTTATTAGATAGAAATGGTGCGGAAAGACTTATTGGCAAGGGTGATTCAATTATAAATTGCACTGGTCACAATTTTACGAGATTTAAAGGTTCTTTTATTTCTGAGACAGAAATATCTAACAACATAAGAAAAAAAACATGGTGGAATAAAATATGGAATTTTTAGAAAACGATCCCGACACGGCTTGGAAATATAGAAATCTAATAATTTCACAAGTATCTATAGTTGAACTTATGAACAAATATGGACTTCAGTTAGAAAGCAAAATTACCGGGCAAGAATTTACACACAGATGCTTCTGTCCTTTTCACAAAGGGAAAGGAAACAATGGAAGAGAGCGAACGCCGTCTATGTTTGTATCTGATATAACAAATTCGTTTTTTTGTTTTAGTTGTAATGCGACTGGAACAGTTATAAATTTTGTAAGTCTTGTTGACGGAACTCCCCCTTTAATAGCACTCCAAAAATTAGCCAAAGATATAGGAATTATGGATAAGGATGGAAAGTGGGATGAATTAAAACTAGATTCATTAGAATTTTTATCACCAGTTTTTGATCCTCAGAAAACCATAGAGCCTTATTTGTTGGAAATAGGTAATTCTATAAGAGGTTATATTAAAAAGTTTATAAGAACGAGTTCATTTGAAAAAGAATTTAAATGGACACAAAAAGTTGGAGAAAAGGTAGACGAATTTTTATCTAACATAGGACATGAAGATTGGGAGTATGCTAAGAATTTAGCAGATAAGGTTAAAAAGAGCATTTCTAAAAGAAATAAAAATGGTGAATTATGAAAGTAGTTATTCTTGGCGATACACATTTTGGTGGGGGCTATTCATTAGGAAGAATAGATTCACATAGGCAGTTAAATTCCAGACTACTTGATTTCTCTAATACTTTTGATTTTACAATTGATTACATGATTAATAATGGAGTAAAACATTTAGTAATAACTGGAGATGTTTTTGAATATCGTCGTCCACAAGCATCAGAGCTGGGGATGTTTTCCGAAAAAATTCAAAGATTATCTGAACTTGGAATACATACTCACATTGTTATTGGTAATCACGACCTAATACAAGAACAGAGAGCTACAACAATTGATGTTTTAAGATGTTTAAAATTGCCCAGAGTTCATGTTTATGCTGATATAAACAGTATTGCTTGTACTGATAGTACCACTTCAGATGTTATAAATTTAATATTTTTTCCTTTTAGAACAAAAAGAATGTTAGATTGTAAAAGTAATGATGAAGCGGTTGACAGGTTGCGAGACAGGCTTCAATATGAAATTAGGAGCATTAAAGATGGCCCGAAAATATTAATAGGTCATTTCATGTTGCAAGGAACAATGCTTGGAAATACTGTTTTAGAAGGACATGGAGGAGAAGTTGTCCTGCCCCAATCAATGTTTAATGGAATAGATGGAGTGATAATGGGTCATGTACACCCTCATCAAATTATTAGAAAAGATCCGCTCATTGCGTATGTAGGATCTATGGAAAGAAAAGATTTTGGAGATGCGGGGCAAAACAAGTACCTATTGCTTGTTGAAGTTATTAACAACGATATCCTATTTAAATTTGAAAACTTGCCAATTAGACCGATCTATGACATTACTATAGATAAGTCTACTACAAAGAGTAGTAAAGTAACGAAAGAGTGTATCGAATTTTTAAGTGAGTTTTCAAAAAAGAATGATATGATAGATTCTATTGTAAGAATTAATATTTTTATAAATGAAAAATCAACATATGATTTAGATAAGGATAAAATCAAAATTTTCTTAAAAAAAGAGGTAAAGATTAGTCATTGCGTTAACATACATGTTCAAGTAGTTACTAAAAGACAATTACGAAAAGCTACTATAACTGAGGGAATAGATCCGTTAAAATCCTTTTTGGATTACTTAGAGTTTATAGATGATAAAGATATGAAAGAGAAAATGAAAAAAATTGGTAGCAAGATAATTAAAGAGAGGTATTCCGAATGATCCCACTCAAATTGACATTGGAAAATTTCATATCACATGTCTATTCCGAATTAGACTTTACGCAGTTTAACGTGGCTCTTTTAATAGGTGCTCATAGTGGAAATCCAGATGTCTCCAATGGCGTCGGAAAGTGCCTTTCTGGAGATACATTAATATATGATGTCGACAAAAAAGAGGCTATTGACATTAAAACATTCGTTCAGGAAAAAAGGAAAAAAACGTTAGGAATGGTTAGTGGCAAGGTAGTTCCAGTAGAAGTCGTTAATTGGTTTGAGTTAGGAAAAAAGAATGTTTTAAGTATAGAAACATCTAGTGGAGCCAAAATAGTTGCGGCAGCTACGCATCCCTTTCTTACACCCAGTGGTTGCATTTCAAGTGAAAACTTATCTATTGGAGATTGGATAGCAGAAACTAGAACAATCCCTTTTGATGGCGTACCTGAAAAATTTTGTAAATCTTTGTCAACAACTAAAGGGATAGATAAAACCAGACTTTCAAACCACGCTATGTCACGAAAAAATTATTTAAAATATGGTGGTAACAAGGAGGTTGGAGATTCTGATATTTTATGGACCAGAATTACTAATATATCGCAGCAAAGTGAAAAAATAGAATGTTTTGATATAGAGGTTAATTCTAAAGAGCATCTTTATATTGCAGAAACATTTATCGTTCACAACTCGGCCATTTTCGATGCGATGCGATGGTCTCTTTATGGTAAAAGCAGATTTAGTACTAAAAATAAAGTTGTTAAAAGAGGAAAGGCGTCTTGTACTGTTATTTTCGAATTTGAATCTAACGGAGAACATTTTAAAATTATAAGAAAACTTGATAAAAAGTCTGCGACCACCGATGTAGCTTTTTTTAAAAAAATGAAAGATAACTGGGATTCTGAAGGTTTGTCGTGTGATACCTCTACTATAACAAATAGAAAAATTGTAGAAGTAATAAATATGAATGATAGTACGTTTGTTAATTCTAATTACTTTAGACAAAATGATATTTCAGGATTCGCATCGGCCAGCACTTCAGAAAGAAAGGAAGTTCTAAAAGAAGTGCTGCAAATAGGAATTTGGGATGTATTTTACAAAATATCTAAAAAATCTGAAAAGAAGTTTTCATCACAAAAGGAAGTTTTAGAAGAGCGAATTAAAGTTATTAGTGGTGTGGACGTAAAAAAGAAAGAAAATGATGATAAAATAAAAGAAATTGAAGAACATATGTCTACTTTAGAAAAAAAGGGGGAAGTTGCAGAAAAAAAGCTTTCAATTAAATTAAGTGAAATTTCTAAAATAGAAAATATGCTAGCGTTTGACGGGAAGTTTGATAGTAAAAAAAATAAAGAAGAGTTAGACATAATAGTAAAAATGTCTAAATCAATTATTTTGCGAAGAAAAGAGTTAAAAAAAGAACTGATTAAAAATGTTTCCGATTACTCGGCTGCAGAAAATGAATGCAGATTATTAGAAAATAAGATTGAAGATTTTTATAAAGAGATACTTTTGGTAGAACATCCTGACAGAGGGACAGGTGAAGATAGGTTTTTAGAAATATACAAAAGCCGAGCACCGAGAGCTTTGTATAGTCAGTCTTCACTGGACGATAAGGTTAATAGAAGAGATGATCACAAAATTATTATAGATGGGCTTAAAAAAGATCTTAAAAATCTGACAATTTTAAAACCAGGCAAAGAATGTCCGACTTGTTTAATAGAAGTTAAAAATCCCAAAGGAGTTCTTAACAGGAGGTCGGCAAAAGAAAAATTTATTAAAAACAGAATAGAAGAGGAGACGGCACTAGTAGATGGTCTTATTTCTTCTATACAAGAAGAAAAAAAAGCCATAAACAAAGCCTTTGAGGCAAGGGTTAATGTTGAAAGATATGGTCTTATAATTTCTAAAAAAATGTCTGTCACGACAGATATAACTAGAAATAATGAGGCTATACAAAAAGAAATAATAAAAATAGCAGAAAACTTAATCACTTTTGAAGAGGATAAACATCGCCTTATTGTTTTAAAAAAATCTCATGGAGAAACATCTTTAATAGAATCGCAATTAGAAAAAGCAATAGAGGAGAGAGATGAACTTTTCTTAAGTAATGAAAATGTTAAGAAAATAATGGTGAAATTAAGTATTGAATTAGGATACTTACAAGGATATGATGAGGAATTAGAAAGAAGACTTTCTGAAAAACGCACACTTGAAGAACAGAAAAATAAAATATCTAATAGTATAGATGTATATTCTAATATATCTAAAGCTTTTGGAAAAGATGGAATTCAATCTATAATTATGGAAAATGTTACAGAGGATCTGCGTAAGTATACGAATTTTATACTAAAACAAATTTGTAATGATCAAATGACTATAGATTTTGTAACACAAAAGCAAACTACTACGGGCACTTGGAAAGAAAATTTTGATATAAAGATCAATATAAATAACGACATACTTGATTTTGGTGATCTTAGTGGTGGAGAACAAGTTAGAATGTCTATAGCACTCAGGTTGGCTTTGAGTCAGTTGCTTATGAGACGTGTTGGCAGTAATGTTAAGTTTTTGCTTTTAGATGAAGTTGATCAAGCGTTGGATAGACAGGGCATTGAAGCCTTGTCGGAAACAATAAATGTTCTGGCTAAAAAGATGAAAATACTTGTTATAACACATAACGACTCCATGAAAGAGAAGTTCGAAAATATCATAACAATTCAAAAAGGTCCGTCAGGGAGTGTACTTAAACAGTAAAACCTATCAATTTTCTATTATTTAAAGGAGTTAGAATGAACACACATATTGGATTAATAGGTGCTCCAGGTTCTGGAAAAGATGAAATAGCTAAAATTCTTGTTGAAAAACACGGGTTTAAGAGATTTGCTTTTGCTGATGAAATTAAGAAAAATTACTTTTTATCAATTGGCATAACTGAAGCAGATTTTAAATCTGCCAGGCATACAGAGAGAGGGTTTGTTTGGAGAAGGGGTCTTTGGGAGTATAGCGAAAAAAAGAAATTAGAGATTGGAGAAGACTGTTTTATAGCCCCTGTAATAAATAAGATTGAACTTCTCAATTCAGATGCGGTTATATCTGATGTCAGAACCTTTCAGGAATTAAAAGCGTTGCGGAATATTAAGAGCCTGTTCATAATTGTTGTTAGAGATTTTGAAAAAGACTTTTCATTGGGCGGCCCAATTATTGAAACCAAGATAGATCTTAAATATTTATTAGGAAATGCTGTAGTATTTAACACAGGAGACTTAATAGATTTAAATAGAAAGATTGATCAGATGATCAAAATAGTTGTACTGACGAAGGAAATTAATGGACCCGAAAGATAATATACCTTATTATATTTTGGGCATCTGATAATATGAAATTCATTGGGTGCCCTACGGAGGTGCCTAATGATAAAAGAGTTTGTAGGACTTACTTTACAAAAAGCGGGAAGAAGAGCAATAGATTTTTGGTATAAAGAATTGTTTGAAAAATATACTTTAGTTGAATTTTTATCAAATTGTTCGTGGAAGAAAATAGAAATAGGATTCTTGATTACATATAAAGGGCCTCAACCCAAATAATGGAGCGTACATAATAAATGGCTGTTATTACAATTACTGCTGAGGAATCAGTAGTTCAGTTAATATCTGGAATACCGCAGGTTGTTTCGCTATCTTCCAATATGCCGTCAACTATATATTTTACATTAGATGGATCTGTACCATCAATTTTTTCTGAAGTATTTATCAAACCTATAACAATGCCTACAACAGTTTCGGTAAGGCTTAGAGCCTATGCTATTAGTGGACTTGATGTTGGTTGGTTGGATACTACATATTCAACAGATACTACAGAAATACCATACGGAACAACGGAATTTGGAATAGGGGTTGCGGTAGACGCTTATGGAGTTGAACCTGTACTTACAGATGGATATGGAACTGATGATCAAAATGAAGTTGTAGTACCAGTTAGGTCATCAGATATTGAGTTAGTAGATTTAGAAATCAAATATTCTAGGGCTGGATTGCCCCAGATGAGCCCAGGAACGATAATTACTATGGGACCTATACCAGAAGCTCAGAGAGAGAAACTCTCGTCTATAAGTCACACAGCAAGTTCTACAAACGATCAAAATGTATTTTTTAATCCTAAATCTCTCTATATAGTTATGGATGGAAGAGATGGATATGAGGATCAATCGATATATCCTATTAACAAACCTTACGGAAGTATGATGGATATTACGAAATATTTAAGCGGAAGAACTCTTTATGAGCCTCAACCATATGTATCTGGCGGATTGGTAAGAACTCTATATAATAAAGAAAAGGGTTTTTCGGTATCATACTATTTTGATCATAATGAAACTCGTTGGGTTAAAAGTATTCAAAAATTTGAGCCGTCTACTTTACCAGTTAACATTGGGGCTAGGAACTTTTCTAGTCCTCTAGTGTTCAAGTGGGTATATAATAAGAGAAGCGGCATTTAACAGTTAAGTAAATAGGAAAATATGGAACAAGACAAAGAAAACGTAATACTCACTTTATCGGCATCAAGAGTAAAAACTTACCAACAGTGTCCAAGAAAATATTATTATACCTACATTGAAAGGTTGCCTAGGAAAGAGTGGCTTCATTTTGACCTTGGAACCTTAGTTCATGGAGCTTTAGAATTTTTTCATGAAGAGTTTAAAACTGATGATAAAAAATCTATATTTAATTTAAAAAAAGTAATGAAGACCTCTTTTGCCAGACAGCGTGAGGCTATGGAAAAAGAAAAGCCATTAAATCATGGGATTCTATTAGAGGCAAGAGATCTACTTACAGAATATCTCAAAAGAATGGAAACAGATGGTATTGGATCTGAAATTATAGCATTAGAAGATAAATTTAATATAGCATTAGATGAGAGATTTTCTGTACAAGGTTTTGTAGACAGGTTAGATAGAGACCAAGATGGTACTCTCCATATCAAAGACTATAAAACAAATAAAAATCCTAAATATATGGAGCCCTTTCAACTCAACACATACGGCATATATTTGCTAGAAAAATATCCAGATCTGGATAGATTTAGAGGATCTTATATTATGATGAGATTCGGCGGTATGTTAATATCATACGATTTTAATAAGGAAGATATATTAAAAATTAAAAAGGATCTTATAAAATATGCTGAAAACATCACAGAAGAAGAAAGGTGGATTTCTAAACCTTCTATATTATGTGATTGGTGTGATTTCAAACATCCCTGTCTAAATACCTGGTAAAAAATGAAAACCTTGAATATAAATAAGCGTTTCCATGGAAACGTTTCCGTTCTTAATAAGAATGTCTACATAGATACGTCTGACGGAACAGGGTTTCATGAAGTTTTCCAAATTATGAACCCCATTATAACATCAATGGCACTTAATAGTTTGGAAAGAGGAATGTTTTTCAACATAGATGATGCTAAACAGGAAATATGTTTAGAAATGTTAGAGTCTATTGTTAAATATGATCCTAAAAAAGGTGCATCCCTTTCAACATTTTTATATAAAATTGGCAAAAACAAATCTATAGATCTGTTTAGAAAAAATATAAGAAACAAGTTAGATTTTGTATGTATGTCGGATGAGAGTAATTTTGCAGCTATCAGAAGAGACCCTGATATTGAAATTGAGTTATCTCAAAGAATAAAGACTTGGGATAATAGATGGAAGAACATAATGTTTAGAATATTTGTAGTTGGAGACCAGATATCTGAAGTCGCCAGTGATGAAAACTTTTCTCCTTGGGGAATTACCAGAGCTTTAAGGAGAAAATTAAAAGAAGCAAGGAAAGTATGACAGATGAAGCAAGGGAATGGCTTTCCAAACATGCTACAGAAATAGGACCTGAAGAAATTCTGTTTGAAGAGGAAAGACGATATCAATCCGATGGCATTTGGCCAAGTCCAAATAGAGAATATGCTTTAGGTATATTTTCAAACATAGACTCTAAAAAAGAATTTAATGCTGTTGTTGGAAATCCAGAAAATTGGCCAGCATGTTTAAACAACGTAGAAGTTTATAACAAGTGGATTTTACCAAATGCTATTATACTGTTTGGTAAAATGTGGTTTGACAGTGTGAAGTGGAGACGGTTTATACAGAGATCTGCACAGTTTCCACTATTTTCTGATGACGAAAAAAATGAAGTAACTGTTTCTGGAAAACAATTAGAAGATCTTTCTTGTGGAAAAGCCAGAATAGCCAAAATAATAGAAAAAGTAGACCACTCTTTAAAAACATATTTAAAGAGGAAATGGCTTTCTAAAATTTACTTATCTGAACCTAGCGGTTATATAATAAAATCTATTAAAAATGAAACTATTCGTGAAATAGCAACAGATATGGGATTTAAACTAACTTCTACTTTAGCCTGTCCAATGTGTCTTTCTTCAAAAAATAAATTTAAAACTCCAGTAATAAGGCATTCTTTTAAACAGTTTTCTTGTCCAAGGTGTTCCGATATTAAAAGAAACCTTGAGGCAAATGTTAAAGAAAAAAATATTTGTTTAAAAACGCTTAAAAAGGTATCATATTTTTCAGATCGTTTTAGTGGCGTAACTTGTGTGTGTCCCTCAGATAATTGTAGCGGCAACTTTGTTCCACTAACTTGTGTGGATGAAAAAACAACAAATTCTAAAGAAGTTAATTTAAGTGGCGTGTTGAAAAACTTCTCAATAACAAAAAATACAAAATCATTTAAACATCCTCCTAAAGAATTGATGGATTTTGACTTGACGTGTCCGTTTTGTGATACTAAGTTCACTCCTAGAAGCGCGTTGAAATCTAGGTCCGGATTTAAAAAGATGTCAGGATTTTTGACGGGATTGCCCGCGATATCTATTTGGGTAAAAGAAGAACTTAATTCACTAGATGTTGATAACACTGAAGATACTATAAATAGTAAATCTAAAAATAACATTGCGGCAACATATAGCGACAACAGTGATATTCAGCACAAACAATATGCAGAATTTATTATAAATGAAATTATAATAAATATGTCAAAACTCAATATTAGATCCGTTTCTGGTTTAATGTCTTGGTGTTTTTACGAAGCCTCAATAGTGTGGATTTCAAAATATTGGAAAGATGCTTCAATATATTTCTTTAATCAGTCTAATAAAAAAGGGGGGACTGAAGTTTCAATACATTTTACATTTTTCCAAGAATGGATCAGTGTTATAGAGAAAAATATTAAAAAGTTTAAAAAACTAGATCCTAAAATAGCTGATCTTAAAGATATAAAGTGGTTTTGTCGTGGACCTAAATTTTCTGGCGGCCCTGTAATATCTTTTATGTCTGAAGTTAATTCGAAAAGAAAGATTGTAAGTAATATAAATGTTCGATCTTTATCAGACTCTTATTCTCCACGAATGGCTAAAATTTACGGTATCTATAAAATTACAAATAGTGTTTCTGATAAATATAAAAATCATTTAAAAGATGTCGATTTTTTTAGTTGGCAGTCTATAAAGTTGGGCTCTAACTCTTCGTTAGAAGTTGGAGATGTAGTTAAAATAGACGCCTTAATAATGTCTGGACATCCTACTCATGCACCTATCCAGAGAATGTTAAGACTTAGAACAAAGGTGTTGAAAAACGTTATTAAAAAAATATTAGATGAAGAAGAAACTGGAAACGTTGATTCGTCATTTTGGGAATTTTGGAAAAACAAAGTGGTGGTAGCGAAGACTAAAATAGATAAAATAAGGAGAAATGATGGACATTGAAGAAAAAATGAGTGTTGTTGAAGAGAAAGAAGATTGGCATCACACAGTAATTGTAGAAAGTGTGGGTGGATTAGAAAGAAAAGTTCATATAACATATGATGTAGAAGCTGTTAAGATGGCCGTAGACAAAGTGGCTACAAAAGTCAATAAAAGAAGGCAAATGAAAGGTTTTAGAAGGGGAAAGGCACCAATTCAACTAGTTGAGAGGGTTTGTAAAGACGAAATTGAAACAGAAGTTTTAACGGCTCTCTCTCAAGAGGGTTATTTACACGCTTGTTTTGAAAACAAACTTCACGCTTTAACAGAGCCTAAAATAGAACTAGCTAAAATACATATTGATGGCACATTCTCTTGTGATATTTTAATGGAAGTTAGACCAGAGATAAATCCTACAGAATATGTCGGAATGCAATTAGAGAAAACTAGTCAAGATGTTGAAAAGATGTTAGAAGACCACATAGAAGATGCGAGGAAACAATATCAAAATGAAAGTGATATAGATAAGGTTAAAAACAATACGGTAGTTTTGGTAGATTTTTCTGTGACATGTGAAGAAAAACTCTTATCTTCTGGACAAGACCATAGATTCTTAATTACATCTGGACAAGAGCCTCCTTTTGGAGAAAACCTTATAGGATTTAAAGTTGGGGATTCTTTAGTTGAAGAAATTGAACTTCCTGCCAAGTATGTGTATGAAGAGAAAGATTATGGCGGAAAAAAAGCTCCTGTCCAAATAACTATCAAAAAAGTATTAGGAACAGAAAATCCAACAGATGAAGAACTTGCAGAAAAAATGGAGGCTCCGTCATTTGATGAGTTGAAAAATGTCCTTAAGCGATATGTGCAACAAGAAGCTACTAAAAAAGAACGAAATATGTTGGAAGAGCAAATAGTTGATAAGCTTTTAAAAATACATGATTTTGATGTTCCAGAAAAGTGGATTACGGATGAAAAAAGATATGTAGTTAATCAACTTGGTCTTATGGAAAATTCTGATCCGTCAATAGCAGATCATGTTGAAAACATGGCAAAAAGAAATGTTAAAAGAATGTTTATGTTAGATGCTGTTTATGATGCTGAGCCAAGTTTAGCAGTTAAAAAAGAAGAGTTCGAAGAGCTTTTGAAAAACGAAGCTGAAGCCAAAGAGGTTAGTGTTTTAGTTTTAAAGAAAGAATTGCAAGAAAAAGGAATGCTGGATTCAGTTTTTAGTATTTTGAAGTATAAAAAAGTTATGGATTTTATCTTAAGTCAAGCAGCCATAACTGTTAAAGGTGAAGAATCAGATTCAAATGCGGATCTTGATATCATACCTGATAACCCACTAGGATAAGGAGTTAATAATGGCAACAAGAGTAGTTCAAGGATTTAATATTTCTACTTTTACAGTTAAGCAAGACAAAGTAAAAGTAGTTTTAGAAGCACTTAAAGATGATATTAGAGCTGGAGATGGAGGTATTGCTGATGTTTTAGAATCTCTAGAACTTCATTGTACCGCTGCGGATTCATCAACTGTTGGAGCAGCATTAAGAAATTCGCATGATGCAATTACAACGAGTTCACACGAATTAGTAGTTAGTAGTTTTGTTGTAAATCAGGATAAAATTAAAGTAGTTCTTGAAGCAAGTAGAGAAAATGATGATGATGGAGATTTGGTAAGATCTTTGGGCATACATTCAAGTGAAAATCAAGAAGTTGAACTTACTATGCAGAGATCAGACTAATAATTTTAAAATATGGATAAACTAATTAAAGAAGCGGGGATTATAAAAATAGATCCAAAAAACTGTGCTTGTACCAAAAATTCTTATGTATATAGAATTCCTAATAGTATTGGGGTGGAAATATTAGAGTTTTTAAAACCTTTGGGCATTCCCGCTATCTCTTTCGAAAAGACAAGTTTACTTAGAATAGAAAATGGTGAGTTTGCGATAACCGGAGTAAAAAGACTTAAAGAAATTAGGTTCTCCTTGAAAAAGCCAGAAAAAACAAATCTGCTGGCTATTTTTGAGGAGGCTCTGATAGATTATGTGAAAAAACAAAAAAGGAAGTGATATATGTCTAGAGAGTTTGTTAATCTCCACATGCATACCAATTTGGGATCGATGTTGGACGCTCTGTCGTATGTAGACGATCTATTTAACAGAGCAAATGAACTAGGACAAAAATCTTTAGCAGTTACGGATCACGGAACACTTGCTTGTCATTTTGACGCATTTCAAGCGTCAAAGCGAACTGGTATTAAGTTCATTCCCGGCTGTGAAATGTATTTTGTGCGTTCGTATGAAAACCTACCAATTGATGAAAATAGCAAAACAAAAAGAGCTAGAACTGAGAAAAGAAAACATATTGTTCTTTTAGCCCAAAATGAAGTGGGATATAAAAATTTATTGAAAATTAATTATGAAGGTTTTCAAAATAAAGTAGTTGCAATGGGTAGAGTTTTTCCAAGAGTAGATTGGACGGCTTTAGAAAAGTATTCAGAAGGTATAATTGCAATGTCAGCATGTTGCGGTGGGATACTTGCTGAACACGTTTTTAATGATGATGATGAAAGTTTAAATGAAACTGCATTACGGTTGGCAAAAATATATGATGGCAGATTTTATGTAGAAATTCAGCCACATGGATTAAAAAATGATAGAGTAGACCAAATATTTTTAAATAAAAAGTTAATTAATCTTTCACAGAAACTTGGAATTCCAATAATAGTAGCGGGCGATGCACATTACATAACTAGAGAGTCTGAAAAGATCCACGATGTTTTAATGGCAATTAATTCTAAAAAACCGGTGGATGACCCTGATAGGCATAGATATGGAATAGATGAGTTTTATGTTAAAAGCGGAGATGAAATATATACATTTTTAGAAAAACATCATGGGAAAACTATTGCTGAAGAAGCAATTAAAAATACTGTGGAAATTGCAGAAATGTGTGAAGAGCCTAAATATATGGAAACTGTAGGAAATCATTTGCCGGTTTTTGATCCAACTGGTGAAGATGATTTCGACGCATTTTCAAAATGGTCAGAAAGTATTAGTTTTCCTAAAAACATGTCTACAGATGTAAAATATATGAGGTATAGAGTAGTAGAAGGTTTTAAGAAAAAGTTTTCTCATATGCCAAAAGACTTTAAAAAAGAAAGATGGGATAGAGTAAAGAAAGAACTTAAAATATTAGAAGCAAATAACTTTTCCTCCTATCTGTTGGTTACGGCAGATTTTATCAGGTGGGCAAAAAACCATGATATTCTGGTAGGTTACGGGCGCGGCTCGGTCGGCGGTTCTCTAGTTGCTCATCTTTTAGACATTCATGGTGTAGATCCGTTAGAATATAATCTTTTATTTGAAAGATTTCAAAATGCTTATAAAAAAGATTTACCAGACATTGACACTGACTTTACATCTGCTGGCAGAGATGCTGTTCAAGAATATGTTAGAAACAAATATGGTAGAGATCATTGTGCCCAAGTATCTAACATTAATACATATACTCCAAAAAATGTAATTCCAGATCTAGTTAAAACTATGAGGAATGTTATGCCAAACCTTATTGGTGAGGGAGAGTACTATGTAAGAGTGGCTGAAGCAATTAAGGCAGTTATTCCAGATATGGATCATAAGCAAAACAAAGTAAAGACTCTTGAAAGAGCTATTCAGCTTTCTCCAGAGCTTAAAAAGTTTGCCGACAGGTGCCCGGAACTTATGGAATATGCAGATGCTATTATTGGAATGCCAAAAGAGTATTCCACCCATGCGGCTGGAATGGTGGTATCTGACATTCCCATTATTGAGTTCGCTCCACTTAGAGTTGATAAAAATGGTATTACGGCAGTTCAATATGAGAAAAACCGATGTGAAAAAGTCGGCTTAGTTAAAATGGACTTTTTAGCAATATCTACTTTAGATGTTATTGATGAGACATTTAAAAACGTTAAGCGTCTTGGAATTCATGATGGACCAAAGCAAATGACGGATATCCCTCTTGATGATCCCGATACTTATAAAATGATTCAAGATGGTCATACTAAATGTGTTTTCCAATTAGGGAAATCAAGTATGATGGTATCTTTGTGTAAAAAAATTAAGCCAAGAACCATATTGGACATAGCCGCAATTAACGCTTTGGGTCGTCCGTCTTCTAAAAATGAACGACAGATGTATATAGACAGAAGATTTGGGTCAAGTAGCCCAGAATATTTACATCCAAGTTTAGGAAAATGTTTGTCACAGACATATGGCTTATGTATTATGGAAGAGCAACTTATGGATGTCGCGAAAGAAGTTGCTGGTTGGGATCTCAATAAAGCTGATGGACTTAGAAAATATACAAAATTAAAGGGTAAAGACCCTAAGTTAGCTTTACAGTTAGAAACGGAGTTTATCGAAGGTACGATGAATACCCACAAGGTTGAATATGAACTTGCTAAAGAGATTTGGGATACTGTGGTAGAAAAGTTTAGCGGATACGGATTTAATAAATCCCATGCGGTTCTTTATTCAATAAACAGTTATATTACGGCATTTTTAAAATGCCATTATCCAGCCGCGTTTTTGGCCGCATATTTAAAAGTAAAAACAAACAAAGGAGGTTTAAACAGAGAAGATGAGATAAATATGGCTAAAACGGAATGTAGGAGAATTGGAGTAAAAATTATACCTCCAGATATAAATAGAAGCAGTTCTGGATATGAAGTTTTAGATGAAGAAACTATTGTTATGGGACTTTCTGCCATAAAAGGTATGGGAGAAAAAGCTATATCTGAAGTTATAAGTAATCAACCATATGGATCTTTTAAAGATTTTCTGTATAGGTTAAACGCAAGAGTAGTTAATAAAACGAAGTTAGAAGTTCTTGCGAAATCAGGTTGTTTCGACTCTTTTGATATTACGAGAAAAGATGCTTTTGATGGGGCTAAAAAAATTAGAGATAAAATGAAACTATATCTTAAAAAGAAAGTAAAAGATGGATATAGTTCAGGGATGGCAGTTGATGAGTTTCCGATTGATTTCCCAGGAGAAGATTGGTCTCAACAAGAAAAGTTAAGATGTGAAAAAGAAGTTCTCGGAGAGTTGATTTCAGGCTCCTTAAACGATTTGTTTCCCGGATTTTTTACTGGATATAACATCACACCAATAGGTAGACTTAGGATTCTTCCAAATAGACATCAAATGGTTGTTGAGGCAATAGCCAAGTCATTTTTAAGAGAATTTAAAATAAAAACAGGAAGATATAAAGGTCAGCCGATGATGAAGTACTTAATAGAAGATGCTGTTGGTACTGAAACGGAACTTACAATTTGGCCAGACAAGTATGAACAGGCTAAAAAGTTAATAATAGTAGGAAGACCGTTTAGGGCTGTTTGTCAAGTAAGCGAGTTTAATGGAACAAAATCCCTTATGTTAAGAGAAATAGAAAAAGCTTATAGTTTGTAAAAAATACTTGACAAACTATTAATATAAATTAAGTTAATAATAGTTAAAGAGGTGAGTTTAATGTTATGTTCAACATGTGGTACTGAAATTCTTCCATCATTTAAACATGCTTTGGCCAGAAATGAGTGTCCGTCTTGTGGCGGACTTATTATGGATGAAGAGTCTTTAGCTTTGATAGAAGATGTTAGTAAAACCATTCTAGAATTGGCTGCCGTAAGAGAAGAAACGGCTCACACTATAGCAACTGCAATAGTTACGAAGTATGATTTAAGTGGTGGAAATGAAAGTGTTTCTGTCAAATCAGCAACACATAGAAATGTGAAAGTAGCTCCACCAAGTTCAATGAAAAGGGCTATGCAAAATGATAGTAGTGAAGTTGTTTCTCCAGAGATTCCAGAAGGAATTTCTGATAAAGAAAGAGAAAGAATTATGGAAGATGTTGTAAGGAAAAAATACAATATGGTTGATCAACTCCAAGCAGAATTGGGAGATGTGTTTGAATCTGGTAGCGATGAAGACATGCCTATTGCCGACTCTGTATTTACTGAAGGAGCCGCAAATCCTGTTCTAGAAAGAGAGAGGTTAGCAAGACTTGCCAAACAAAGAAATGCTATGAACGGAGGAGGAGATAGTTCTTTCCGTAGGAGTGGGTAATGTCATTTCGCATTATTGATTATAAAAAAATAGAAATGACAGATGACGAATTTGACTACTATAATAAATTAGTTGAATCTTTTACATTGGGTGGTTATTCTGGTAAAGATCAATTCCACGATATGTTTGATGTTGATTCGGATGGATGCATATCAATTATAAGACCGCCAATTGGAAAAGAAGTTGCATGGGCGATTCTTGTATTTTTACAAAACCTTATGATTAATCAGCGCTTAAGGCGCATGGAAGATAAGTTAGGAGTCTAAAAATGGCAGAATTTCTAACAGTTAGGCAAGCATTGAATTTAGAAGGTTTCGATCCGCTTGCAATTGATATATCTGAATTTAATGAACTTGCGCAATCTATGCCTAGAGATGCGAATTTAGATATACCTAATGCTGATAAGTTGGCGGCACAATATTTGCGTGCTGCCGATAGGTGTAGTGAAATATTATCAACTCTAACCCTTCTTGAAGCCAGAACTAGAGGCAATAAGAATACTGTGAGACAAAGATTGTTCTTAGCGGCTAGAGACGCTGGATATAAAACGGTTAAAGAAAGGGAAGCATATTCTGAGAGTCATGAAGATTTTATTAATGCTGAAAATACATATAATGAAGCATATGTGGCTAAAAAGAATTTTGAAAATAGACATGATTGGTTTCTTAAAGCACATCAGTATATGAAAGAAAGGTTGAGAGGTGAATATAAACATCAAAGAATGTCAGGTTTTTCAGAAACTATTGGACATGATGATAAATCTTTTGGTGAAAAATCATGGTAGAGAAATTTAATATAGATATGCATGTTGGTACCAGTCCACAGCCCCCATTTTATTTAATTGTTTTTAAAAAACAAATGACAAAATCTTCAAACAAATTTTTTGTTGTTATTAAGAAGACGGATATAGTAAAAGATTCTATTAATGGTTTAATATCCGTGATAGGATTTTGGACTGACAACATGAGTTCTTGGGACGATGATTTAACAAAAGAAGATTTATCAAAATTTGAAATTTGTTCTCTTATAATCCCAACAGGAAATATAGAATATATAAAAAGTTTAATATATAAGCCGCGTTAATGAAGATGTTGAAGAAATCGAAAAAATTATTTTTTGAGGCAACATCAAATAAACTTACATCCCGAATATGTGCAAGAAGCACCAAGGGAACTAGGAGGAAAAGGAAATGGCCGAAGTAAAATATGGACAATTAGCGAGTTGGGACGATGGAGATGTTTCTGGACAGAATGATTTTATGAATCTTGCGGAAGGTAGCAATGTTGTTAGGGTTGTAACAAACCCTTATCAGTTTGTTGTTCACTGGACAAAAGATGCTGCTGGCAGCACTCGTAAAATTCGCTGTGCAATTAACAACTGCCCATTGTGTCGTTCTGGAGTTAAATCTCAAACTCGTTGGTATCTAGGAGTGATTGAGAGAGCTGGTGGAGTAGTTAAGATCCTTGAAATCGGAAGTCAGATTTACAAGGGTATTAGGGATTATGTCAGCTCTGAAGATTGGAACGAAATGTATAAGCATAGTTGGGGACAAGTAATGGGATATGATATTAATATTAAACGCGGGCCGAAAGGCACGACTCCTCTATATTCCGTATTACCAAGTCCTAAAATGAAGGACCTTACAGACGAGGAAGTAACTGCTGTCGAAGCTTTTCTTGAGAGAGTAGAAATTTCTAAGTTTACCCAACCATCTACGCCTGAAGAGGTTGCAGAAAAGATGGGTAATGCGCCTCTAAGTGGTGGTGCAACTCGTGCGGGTCAGCACTATGCTGTTGGTTCAGCTGTCGTGACAAATACAGAAGCTGGTGTAAAACCAGAAGTTGAAGAAGGTACTTTCGATTTCGGAGACGACGACGCGTAAAATAAAATAAACCAGCGAGCCCCGAAATTAACGCGGTTTGTGGGGCTCGCTGGTTCTTTTTCATGTAGGTATTTATGGCTAATAAGTTTAAAGTAATTAAAATAGAAGATGATTATAAAATATTATATATTTCTTCTAAGCCGCCTGTTATAGAGGCGAAGGTCATCTTTGATAGAGATCACATCAGTCAAAAGTTAATTTTTACTCTGATGGAGATCACTCACAAACATGGCTTCGGATGTTCTCAACCTACTTTTGGAGATGAACAAGATTCCAATATGACATTTTTTATTGGAACTGTTCTTCCATCTTCACGATCATTAAAAACTTATCTCGAAAGAATACACGCTTGTCTAAAAGACGTGGATATTTTTTCTAAAGAATTTATTAAACAACTTGATTTTAGCAGACTTGATCTTTCTATGTTTAGCGATCTTAATAAAGATTTTGAAATATTTCCTGAGCAATTAGCTGCATTGAGAGATCAGTTATATAATGGATCGTGGACAGATTTCAAAAAAGCTATGGACTTGGAAGGAAGAGAAGACATGGCTGAAATGGCCACAAGATGTATGAATTTCGAAGAAAACAACAATAAAGACATTGGCCTTGTAGGACATAAACTTAGTTATATTTTAGATGTTTTGGCAGAAAACAGTTTCTCTGAAGTGGAAACAAATTAAATGGTTAAGACAAAAGAAAGAATTATAGTTTTATCAAACAAAAACTCTCAAACTAGAGTTTTAGGATTAGATTGCAGTTCTAAGACTGTTGGATGGGGACTTATTTCAATAGGATGCGACCACTCTCTGTCTTTAATTTCATACGGACACATCAAACCTCTTGATAACAAGAATTCTATAGTTGATAGATTAAATGACATATATATAAAAATATCTGATCTTTGTGAAGAACTTGCTCCATCACATATAGCGGTAGAAGATATTTTGCTTTTTATGAAGGGAAAGTCGGGAGCAAAAACAATTACCACATTGGCTGTGTTTAATAGAACAATAGCTTTATCGGCATATAGGCAGACTAATAAAGAGATTTTATTTTATCCGGTTCAAACAATAAGAGCTACAATTAAAAAATCTCTTAAAAGAACTACTACAATAGCTAAAACGGATTTACCAAATATTATAAGATTGGGATTAGAGCCACGCTTTGATGATATGTTAAATTCTAAACATAATATTAAAGATGAAACCTATGATGAAGCTGATGGAATAGCTACTGCTTGGGGATGCTGTTTAGATTTAATTAAACGTGGAGAAATAAATGAGTAATCCCTATGATGTTCTGGGCGTCTCAAAAGGCACTTCAGAAAATGAAATAAAAAAGGCATATAAAGATCTTGCTATGAAATGGCATCCCGACATACATTCGGGAGATGAAGAAAAATTTAAAGAGATCAGCGAAGCTTTTGAAACCTTAAAGAAGAATAACTGGCAAGAAGCGCCAAATATGGATTTTGGCATTAATAATATAGACGATATGTTTAAATTTAATGAAATGTTTAATATGCATTTCGGCGGTGGAAATCCGTTTGGAAGAAACACTAAATCTGTAAGAACTGGGAAAGTTGGAATTACTTTAGAAGAAGCTTATTCTGGATGTAGCAAAAAAATTGAAATTGCTAATTCTGTAAAGTGTGAAAGTTGTAAGGGCAACGGATTTATATTTACAGATAATGCCTGTAAAAACTGCAATGGCAACGGACAAGTCAGAGTACAACATGGCGTCGTACACATGGTAACGACCTGTTCAAGTTGTAAGGGTTTTGGAAAAGAAGTCTCTTCAAAGTGTGCTGGTTGTAATGGATCTGGAAATATTAGAAAAACTCAAAAACTTACGATTGATATTCCTGCCGGTATAGCTCACGGAGCAAAAATAGTTCCTGAAAAAGATTTGAACATTATTATATTGTATGTTCCTCATAAAGAGTATGAGCTTGCCCAAAATATGTTAGATACCGCAAGTAGTGCTACGGTAAGTGTTTTTGAAGCATTGCTTGGCGGAAGTATAAAGGTGAAAACCCTATCTGGAGAAAAATTAGTCAAAATAGTCCCTACTTGTCAGCCTGGTACTGTCCTTAGAATTAAAGAATCTGGAATGAAAAATGTTTCAGGAAAAAAGGGAGATCATTTTGTTCAGATAAATATGAAATTACCAGAAGACCTTACAGTGGAACAAAAAGGCTTGTTAAAAGAGCTGGATGCCACTATAAAACAAGGAGGACAAAATGGTGAAAAAAGAGAAGAGTAGTATGGAAGCCATATGGGGTGAAATGGAAAAGCTCTACGGCGACAATGGTTTGGCAGATGTAGAACAGGTAACCGCATTATCTTCGGGAAGTCTAGCATTAGATGATGTTCTGGGAATTTGGGGAAACCCAATGGGAAGAATAATTCAATTTGCTGGAAGAGAAAGTAGTGGTAAGACTTTAATGAGTTTTATGGCTATTAAAGAATGGCAGAGTCGAGACCCTAAAAACTGGGCGCTGTTTATAGATGCAGAGTTTACTTATGATGAAGATTGGGCAAAAAGTTTAGGAGTTGATGTAAGCAAAGATAAATTGCGCATATCAAGAAAAAATGACGCCGCAAAGATTTTTGAAATGTTATGTGGCGTGCCGCATAAAGAAATCGGGAAGTCAAAGGTAAAACCAGGACTTTTAGATATTGTTAAAAATATGGGAGGAGCAGAAAAGTCAGGATTAGGAATTATTGTATTAGATAGCGTTGCGGCAATAGCTCCTCCGTTAGAAATGGCTAGCAAGTCTGGTAAAAGTAATATGGCTCTTATGGCAAGATTTTTGCCGCCAGAATTGCGGAAAATAACACCAATGTTAAGTGAGACTGGTGTTATGTTTATTGCCATAAATCAAGTTAGAATTAATCCCGGCCAGATGTTTGGTAATCCAGAAGGGACGCCTGGAGGCTCTGCGTGGAAGCACCATTGTTCTATGATGGTCAATTTTACTAAATCAATGGCGAAAGATAAACAAATACTTGATGACAATGGTGACCCAATTGGCCACATAGTTATGGCAAGAATAGATAAGAATAAAGTCGCTCCTCCTATGAAGTCTTGTGAATTTAGAGTTCAATATGTAGATGGAGTTGTAGACAGACATATTGAAATTGGCGATTTGGCAATTAAGTATGGTGTAGTTACTAGACCAAATAATAGAACATATTTATATGGTGATGAAAAGTATTCTGGCAGAGATATATTTTATAATGCCATTAAAGAAAACAAACTAGAAGAAGAAATGTTTGAAAAAATTAAAGAAGCTAAAGAAGCTATTCGCACTCAAGGTCCTCTTGTCATTAATAAAACTGAAGATGATGAAGATGCAGGGTGGGATGAAATAATTCAGGAAACTGAGGAGGAGTAGATATGCTTATAAATTGTACGACCAAAGGCTGTTTACAGCAAAGTGAAGCTAAGCTAGATAGAGATTCTGGAGAAGTAATATGTGCAGAGTGTGGTAACATTATTGCAAACATTACACCTTTTACTAAAAAAGCTCTCGCATCTATAGGACAAGTACTACGAAGTAAAGCAAAGACAGCTTTTCAAGCTAATTGTAGTCAGTGTAAGTGCCATAGAGAACTATATGTTGAAAGTGATAAAGCATATTGTAAATCTTGTAGTAATCAAGTACCAGTTACGGCAGCTTTTATTAAAGGTCTGAAAATGTATTTAGAAAATAAAGATAAGGAATAATAAATGTGAAAAGTGCAAGTAAGATTTTTGCACGAGTAGCTAAAATTTGCCATAGCCGTCTTTTGAAAGATGAAGAAGTTATGGCATATCTGCTCGAAAAAAGGCAAATAAAACAAGAATATATAGATAAATTTCAAATAGGATTGTTTCCTCAAGATTTAAGAGAGTTGTTTAAAGAAGAAAATCCTAAAGAACTTAGAGAAATAGATATTATATACCACGCCTCACATAGCAGATTTAAAATTCAAGATTTAGTTATGCCAATAAAAGATGCATATGGAAACTATATTGCTTTAGCTGGTAGAACAAGATTATCAGAAATAGAGAGAGCTAAAAAGGGAATACCTAAATATATGAATTCCATATATAAAAAGAGCAATAACCTTTTTGGGCTTTATTTTGCTAAAAAAAGTATTTTAGAAAAAGGCGTAGTATATGTAGTTGAAGGGTATTTTGATGTTATAGCTGCGCATCAAAAAGGGTTGGAGAATGTAGTAGCCGTTTGTGGTAAGTATTTATCTACCAGACACATAGCACTTTTATCAAGATATACCGACAAAATCATTCTTGTTTTTGATAATGAAGAAGAAGCTCAACTTAGAGCACAAAATATTGTTGATAAAAAACAATACGATGGAATTAATCTTCTCGCTTCTAATCCTTTTCCTGAAAATATAAAGGATATAGATGAATACTTTCTTAATCATTCTGTAGAAGAGTTTTTAACAGTTATAAATTCAAAGGGAAATTATGGTAATATTAAACCCCTGTGGAAATAATGACTCGGCAGAGGTATTATATATGGTTCGTAAACGTAATAAATCTGACTCATATCAATATAAAATTGTAGAGATAGCTGTTGATCCAGCTATATTAAATGATTTCCCACTGATAGATGGTCTTGGACCACAGCTTAATCTAGCTAAATACTCTGAAAAGTTTTATGAATTAAGACAACAGTTAATGAAGGAAGTGTTGAGAATCATTAACACTAATCTAACTGAAAGGCAGTGCGAAGTCGTAACGCTTAGATTAGAGGGAAAGACACAGATACAAATAGCTGAGCAATTGGGAGTTCATCAGACAACCGTACACAAATTACTTATGGGTAATATAGACTATGCAAATGGTAAAAAAAGATATGGCGGTGCTATTAAAAAACTTAAAAAGGTTTGTGAGAAAGATGTTGCGGTGCAAGAAATTTTAGAGGAAATGGAAAACTTAAGGGCGAAAGACTCCTTTGACAACGAATGGTGATGTCATAGGCGGAGGATATTAAATGCTCGTAGTAACAGTTGCATCTGGTTCTGACATTTTTGAATTTAGTCCAGCAGAAGAAGTTTTAGTATATATTAATGAAAATGATAACATCAATGTAAGGATAGCATCCATTGTAGGTAAAAAATTATTTTATATGGAAATTCAAGGACAAAAAAGAAAGATAGACTCGGTAAATATTGTGGCTAAAGATATGTATAGTGATCTATGTATTCGAAACTTAATAAAAAGGTAATTGTTTAAGGCCCTAAGATTCGTCTTAGGGCCTTTTTATTTTTTTTAATAGCAATATACAAGGGATTAGTAGGTCTATTTTCTAGGGCGACGCAATGCGTCATTTTTCCGTTCTTGCTGCGTTTTGCTGTAATTTCATATATTTAGAGAAGAAAATGAATAATTGTTTGTTTAAATATGTATAATTTTTATTCCATTATGTGTGTTTAAGCATTTTATTTTCTATTAATATCATAATATCATAATACTAGAGAATTTATACGGTTGCCAAGGATAATTGTTTGGCAACGTATTTTACATTACGAACAATAAGCTCATATTTTTGGAGGCTATAATAATGAATAAGTTTGAGTTGGACCTTTCTGGAGTAGAAAAATTGTTGGATAAAAACAAACTAGCAGTAAGGGGAAATGAGCATAGAATGATAAGAGTTGCTTTTGACTTTTTTCGTTTAAAGGGGGATGAGACAGATGATCTGTGGCAGGTTCAATCTGCTGATGATGGAGATTTTTTAGTTCGCACGTTTTCATTGCCCGAAGATACAGATGAGATTAAAGCTGTTTCCAATTGGTCGGTTTTGCCAGATAGCAAATTTGCCAACCTAACTGTTTCTTATAAAGGTGTTCCCGTAACAAGAATTACCTCAGCCGATCATGGCGCCTTGACCCCCGAAGATGGAAAAGTTCTTCAGGGGCTTATTTTTAATAAGCTTGCTAGTAGTAGCAGTTTTGTTGAAAAAATGGTTTCTAGCCTTCCTCAAATAAAGAAAGAAGCTCTTAAAAAAATGTTTGGTGATGAAATTGTTGTAGAGGCAGGAACGCCAGAGCAAAATGAAAAATTAAGACAATGGCAAAATATGACACCGGATGAAAGAAATAAAATTATTCCCGAATGGCAAAGTTTAACTCAGGGAGATTTGGATGAAAAACTTTTCAATCCCAATTTCAGTTTAATACCTACCATTACCCCCGGACAAGTTTCTGTAGAGCCAAGCCAAACAGAATATGCTAAAAAACAACTTCAAATGCGCAGAGATAGAGCAACTAATCAGTTGGCAAAGAAATGGGCTCCAGCGGTGAAACAAGCACCTAAAAATAAGGCGGTTTTACCTACTGGCGGTTCCAATGATCCAATGGAAGGTCTTACCGGTGAGGGATTTGCTGATGACATTCCGGCACTTGCAGCTTTGGAAATGAAACTGTGCAAAAAAGCTGGTACCGACCCAAAACTTGCAGCCTTAGAGTTGCACTTAAAAAAAGACGAATAAGATAAGCAACTAAACGATAATAATTTCTAATATAAATACAAAACTGGAGGCAACGATAATGACTAATTTTAATGCTCTCAAAAGTCAGGCAGAACTTTTGCTAGCAAAATTAGAACAAGGGAGACACTATGTAATTGGCGATCTTAATACTAGATTGCAAAAAGCTGCTGAGGATCATCCTCAGGACATCGTTATTAAGTCGGTGGCTAGTGTTGTTGAGCAAGCATATCATAAAAATCCTGACGTTCTAGTTACTCAAGGTGATATGGAGAAAATCTATAATCAGCTAGTTGGACTTAATGCTAGTGGCACAAGGTTCAGAGAAGTGTTAGGAGATCTACTCCTGTCGAAAGTGGGAGAGAGGGATGTTACCAACCCTGAGCATATTGGAGGATTAAGAGATGATCCTACCAGAGAGCCATTAAGCTATGATGTTGACACTAAAGTCCAGAGCGGCTTGGAACAAATTTTTCAACCAGGAGTTGAAGGTTATGATCCCCAGCTTGCATCTAATGCTAAAAACAAAGTTGAATTAGAGCTACAGTCTATGGGCTTTAGAAATTCAAGAGTTAGATTTGCTGGTGGCAATGCTAGATTTTTAGTTTTTGCGGCAGATCTTGACACTAACCGTGGAGCTGTTAGAGTCTATATCCCAGCAGAATCTAGTGGAACTAAACTTCCTAGTGTTTTTGTTGCTGGTAATAGGTTCGAAAATCTTAATGCAACGGATTTAAGAATATATCTTGATGAGTCTTCTTTTAGAAATGATAAGTTGCCTAATGTTACAGCTATATTAAATTCATTAGATTTAGCAACAAACTCAAGTCAAAAAGCAGTTTCAAATGATGAATTTAATAAGGTAGCATCAGTGTTGCCACAACAAAATGGTACCGAAGGTCTTTCTTCTCCAGGTCTTTTTGCAAATCTGCCAAATCAAAAAGCCAGTTTGAGAGATGTTGAAATTCCTGAAACGCCAATGCCAAAGGAACTTAAAGTAGTTGCTTCCGAACTAGAAGAGGGTATTATGGAAGCCGCCGTTGGTTATCCTCAAGCTACTGTTCGTCTTGCCAAACGAATGATTATAGCTGAACTAGGATCGATGGGTTTTAAGGGATCTCAAGTTAAAGTCGCTTTACCGACTCATGATGGGTTTATTTGTGAAGCCACATTGAATACTCCTAATGGTAAATTGAATATTGAAGTTCCTATTGAGATGAATGGTAACGCACCTCTTCTACCTTCCGTATTTGCAAAAAATGATTATGTTGCAAAGTTTAATGCGCCTAACATACACGCTTTGGCGATGAAGAAAACCTGTTACAATGAAGTATCAGTTAACCGTGACAGTAGCCTTTACGGTATGGCTTTACACGAATTAAAAGATGCTATTGTAAAATCAGCATCCAAACAAGATTTTGACACTTGTGATGAAGTAATGGAAATCATTTCTCAAAGATTTGATGAAGGTACTTATCGCACAGTAGTTGCTGATTACCACGCTATGCTTACTGGTATTAAACAATCTGAAAATAACTTAAAGCAGTCTTTTGATGATAGTGACCAGTTTGTTCGCACACCTAATTCTTTATACCCAGTACATAAAAAACTTGGTCTTCCTGCTCATGATTTGATCAGAGATGCGTCTGGTATTTATCATAAGAAATCTAGTTACCAAGCTCGAAAAGAAGCTGATGGCGGATTTTTCAGTACTGCCAAGGTCTTAGTGGGTGATTAATGCCTGGGCCTCTAGTTGATCTTAAGAACTTAAGTAATTTTAAGAATATCTTTGAAATGTCTATTAAGACATTAGAGGCTGGCAACAGAACTACCCTTCAAGATAAGGTAAACGCAATAAAAAAACTTCGTCAACAAATGCAGCCCTTTGGCGACTTCATTCGAAAAGCTATTGAACAATATTCCTTTGTAGAAGATTTTAAAAAAGCAGATCTTATTCATAATTTAATAAAGTTAGCTGACAAAATGGATAGCGAAAAAAACTATATTGCGGCAAACAATGTAGATAGTATTATAAATACTATGTTGGAGGAATAAGATGAACGATACTGAAGCGTGCTATATGAAGTATTTTTCTAAGCTAATGACTCAATTAGATTCGCTATATGATGCTGAAATAAATCCTGCTGCTAATCTTCTTCGTGGAAGAAATGATGCTCAAGTCCAAGACCTTCTTAAAAAAATAGGATATTTAAAAAGACTAATCGATTTCTATAACAAAAAGAATAAAATTGCTACATTGGAAAATGTTATAGAGTTAGCTAATCACATGGATGAATTAGGATTTTATAAAATTGCAAATAAAATTGATGAACATGTTGGTTATGGTTTTTTTCCAAAAGAAAATAAGCAAGTAGTAGAAGAAGAAGAGATAATACAATACCCTGAGGAAGGTTCTTTATCTACACGATATTGTCCTGATCACATAGGGGTACAAACATCACGAATTTCTGAAAGAGTTTATCAATGTCCGATGGATGGAATGATTTATAATTATGAATCAGGATATAAAAATTATCAAGGACAGATCGTTCCGGGTGGAAGTGTAGCGGCACAGACTCCTACAAGTAGCAATTATGGCGGCATTCCAATGAGGATATATGATAGTCGTCAGTCAATTTTAAATAGAGTAAACTAGCAAATGTCTCTCCGCCCGACAAAATTAATTTATGCGTATTTAACTACACATAAATATCTTTACGGGCGTTTTCTTTATGGTGTATAATGACTTTTGAAAAAATATTTTCTCATCCAAATAAAAACTTAATAGTTAAGATGTTAACACAAGGTAAGGGGGTTAGAACTGTAGCCAAGATGATAAAGGAGATGCATCCTAATGATAAGAAGCTGCATATTTCTTCGCCGACGTTACAAAAGTTTAGAAAAGAAAAACTGAATTTAGAGGGCGCTGCCTTAGATGCGGTTAAAGTTGCGGCTAGAGAAAATAGGGAAATTAAAGAATCTAAAAAAGAAGATGCGCAACTTAGAAAAATGCCCGCATATAAAGAAAAATTGCGTGAAGCGATAGACATGCATGTGGATATTCCTCAACAATTGCGCGAACTTTTAACATTAGTTAAGGCTAGGGTTGAAGATTTGTTTGACCAGTCAGCTAGAGGAGAGTTGTCAATAGCTGCTGAAGGCAATTTGCACAAATATTTTGCTAGTTGGACAACTACCATTCAGCAATGGGCAAAATATGTTGAGAAGATATCAGAAAATACAATAGATACGAACATTAACATAACGGTCATAGAAGACCAAGTCTCTATTATTAGAGAGGCCATTAGGGAAGTTCTTGAAGAAATGGAACCAACATTGGCTGTTAAATTTTATGATAGATTAAATGCTAAAATGTCTGATTTAACTTATAAGAAAAAGACTGAGAGTATAAGTGCTATTCACGGCCAAGTAAAAAATGCTCTTGAAACTCACATTGAGGAGGCCGAATTAGAAGATGTCAACTAACTATTCAGATGATCTTTTAGTTAATATGTCAGATACAGGTATTACTCCTGATCTTCAGCAATTAGTTCATGATGATATTAAAACTATGTCTAACCTTAATGTTGAAAATGATAGAGAAAGAAATTTATATTTTTATTTAGATAATTTTTGTGATGACCTTTGCCATGAATTTGGATATCCGACTTTAAGTAATAGAGATGAGGTAATTTTCGCAGCCTTTAAAAAACTTAAAAGTAAAGAAAATGTAGATTTAACAAAAATTCGTGAAGCCGTATATCTTTCTCTTAAAGAACTTTTTAATAAAAAAGCTTATCCAAATACAATGGGTGTTGGTGAAAAAAATATAAAACCTAAAAGAGACCTTAATAAGTGGGTTAATGCTCTGAGTCAGATATATGTGGCTATGAGAGAAGGTGAAGATAGAAATTCTGCTAGTAAAAGAATAACGGAGGGATGGAGTCCCATGGATAAATTAGACTTCAGTGACTGGGCTAAGTATTACGAGTCGAAGAACCATGAAAAATATGGAATTAATAGAACTGCCGCACCTGTTGAAATACCTACTATGCAGCCAACGCAGTCAGTTAGGCAACCTACTATGCAGCCAACGCAGCCAATTTTACCACAAGTAAGACAGAAAAGAGAGAAAACTTCTGCGGAAAATAAAGCAGCTTTGATCAGTAGATTAAATTCTGCTGAAAGACTTTTATATCAATTCGTAAGTGTTTGGACTCCAGAAACTTATAATAGATTACATCAGGCGCTTTCTGATTTAAAAAGAGAAGTAATGATGTTAAGTAGCTCGCCTATAGTAAGTGCGAATACGGTAAGTGATTGTATTATTAGAACTGCTGGGATTTGGGAAAAAAATGGTTTTTCAGAAGGAGCTGCTGAACTTAGAAAAATCGCTGCATCACCAGAAGATTTGGCAAGTCAAATAGAGAAAGCTTTGAGTGGTAAAGAATATCAGACAAAGCAGGATACTGGTGGAGATATGGGAGATATGGGAGATATGGGAGATATGGGCGCTCCAGAAGGTGCTGTTCCCCCTGAAGGTTTGGAAGGTCTGGAGGGGCTAGATAAAGGTTTGGAAGGCATGGAGGCTCCTGAAGGAGCTGATAAAGAGCTACCAGAACCAGAGAGTCCTCCAAAACCACCTGAAGAAGAATTACCAGATATTGCTCCGCCTTCTAAAGAAAATGGAGATAATCCTTTTTCAGGAAAAACTATTCAAGATGTTTTAGATGTTATTGAGCCTTTGTCTAAACAACTAGGTGAAAGGCAATTTGTAAGAGCTTTGTCTAAAGCAGATATGATATTAGATTCTCTTAACATTGCGTCACATTTTCCAGAATTAGGTGAGGCTACTGCTAAAGCTTTAGAATTAAACATTTATGTTGGAACTAGATTAAACAAAATAATAGAAAAATTGAAAGGTGGTATTAAGGAAGAAGGCAAAGAAGAAGCTCCTGATATAGATATGGAAGAAATTATGGGAAAGGGTGAAGAATCATCTCCTAGTAAATCTAGAGAAGAGGACGCTTTTGAAGTAGCAGAAGAACCTGGAGTAGGAGAAATTCCCGAGATGCCTAAAGGAAAATAATGAAATTATCTGAATTGCTTAAGTCGTTGGAAACTATAGCCGATAAAAATGACATATCAAAACCATATATAGTTGGCGGGTTACCAAGAGATAAAGTTTTTGGTTTACCATCGAATATAAAGGATATAGATGTTACTACTGGTGATTCTAGTTCTTTATCATTAGCAATGAATGCTAGTAGAGAATGGCCAGATGCAAATTTTAGAGTATATGATGATGGACACTCATCTTTAGATTTTTCAAACATTAGACTAGATTTTTCGAACAATTTTCAACTTCCTGGAATAGAACCTATTTTAAAGAAGATGGGAATTGAAAAACCATCGAATATTGAAAAAGAATTATATAGTAGAGATTTTACAATAAATACTTTATTACAGCCAATGGATTTATCTGAAGATCCTGTAGATAAAACTGGCCGAGCATTAAAAGATGCGGCAAAAAAAGTTTTAATAACTCCAGTTGATCCAGAATTAACCATTGGACACGATGCGAGAAGGATATTAAGAGCAATAAGGTTAGCACTACAGTTCAATTTAAATGTGGATCCTAAACTTTCAGAAGCAATGCTAAAATACAGAGGCGGAATCAAAGATCTTTCCACAGGACATGTTAAAAAGCAAATAAATCAAATACTTAACATAGATCCGAAAAGGGCATTAGATATGCTTACAAAATATAAACTTTTGCCTATAATACCTTTGAGTAAGCTCATGATGCAAGAGATAACTAAAAATCATATGGTTCAACACCTAGTGGATAATCAGGCGGATTAAATGACTGAATCTTTTGTAAGAATTTTAAAATTAGCAGAAAAACTATATGATTTTAAAGATATAGAGGGCTTTAGGCAATTGTGTGTTCAGGCTAACTCTTATTTAAAAAAACATGCGCATTATGAACCAGTTAATGATGGTATAACTCCAAATCCTTGGCGGCACAATATGGACTA